GCTGCTTTGCGCCAGAAGTCCGGCCAGCTCCTCGTCGGAGAAGCCGGTCAGGCCAAGATCGAAGTCGAAGGCCTGCAGATCGGCAAGCTCGACGCGGAGCAGGTCAGCGTCCCAGCCGGCGTTCAGCGCCAGCTTGTTGTCGGCAATGACATAGGCCCGCTTCTGTGCGTCTGTCAGGCCGTTCAGAGGGATCGTAGGCACTTGGGTTAGGCCAAGCTTGCGAGCGGCCTGTAAGCGCCCGTGGCCAGCAATGATGCCGTTGTCGCCATCGGTCAGGATTGGATTGGTAAAACCGAACTCACGGATTGACGCTGCGATCTGTGCGACCTGTTCGTCGCTGTGCGTCCTGGAGTTGCGGGAAAACGGTATCAGATCAGCGACCGACCTGAAAACCAGTTTTATAGTCCCGCTGGTTTCATGGGCAGCGTCCATCACGTCACCCTCGAAACTTCGCCCACATACCGCGCCATGCTTGCCCCTGAAGTTGCGGGCGTCGGATGTTCCTGGCGGGATGGGGCAGGCGGGCGGGAGAGATCGCCGGGCCTAATACGCATAAGGGCCGCCCGGATGGACAGCCCTATTCCGGTCGCAATAAGCGACCGTCATTTACGCGCATATCGGATTTGGCGGGTTGTGTCAAGCGCCCTCTTGACTGTCCCCAAACACAGCGCGCTCAAGGAGATTAAGCCGGCTGAAAATGTCTGGCTTTGTTGTGGTGGCCCCCAAGGCTTCCACCAAGATCGAAGCCGCTTCAGCTTCAACGCTGCGATTGTTGGCTAATGCTCGAACTTTGATGGCTTCAAACACATCGCTAGAGGTTGAAAGCGCAAGGTGACGTTTGGTTTTTGGCACTACCCGCAGCCCAAACGGGGCAACCAGTTCATTGAACTCATTGAGTGACTTCCTGCCAAAATTCGGGATGCGCAGCAACTCGGGCTCGTCACATTTCAGAACATCGCCAATCGTATTGAAGCCTTCATTCTTCAAGCAATTAAATGCTCTGACGCTAAGCTCTAGTTGACGTAAAGGTGTGTCTAACATGTTCATTCTTCCTATCTCACCACCCTGATCACCGCCCTAGGCGCTTCCGGCGCTATCAGGTCCAGCGCCTTGATTACCGTGTCTAACACCGCGAGATCTGCTGGATGCTTCCCGCCGTCCAGCAATGCAGCCAGCCAATACGGATCGGCGTCGTGATACAGGCCGAGCGTGAGCTGATCCAGCCATGGGCGTAGTCCTGTGAAGCTAAGCCGATCGGCCATATCGCAGACCCATTGCCACTCGTCGGCCTCGTATGGATTGGCCTCTAATTGGACAGAGACGCCTCCTGAGCGCCTTTCCTGCCCAAGTGGGCACTTGACCCGCCCAACCTCAAAGAAGCGCTCCACGGCCCTTTGAAACCGCTTCCCGGCATCATACCGGACCCGTGCCAGTGTTTCCTCGCCAAGCAGCCCAGCCGCATAGGCCCTGCCCAGCGCGGTGGAGTAGTGTTCGCCGAACCGCTCTCGAAGCGCATGCACCCGGTCGTTGCCTTTGTCGTGCGGTTGCACGGCACGAATGGGCTTGTCGTGGTCTGTGCGCCTGCCTGGTTTGCGCGGCCTGCCTTTGCGTGCCATGGGTTGCTCCTATCGGATCATGTGTGCGGAACGGTTGCGGTATGCTTCCGCTTCGTCGTGATGGTCGCTCATCGTTTCATCTCCATGTAAGCCTTTGCCAGCTTTGGGCAGGCGCCCGTTCCAATCAACCAAAAATCCCGCCAAACCCGCCCGCGCAATAATATTACGTTTGTCCAGAGTGTCCCTTAAGGGGTTTGCCGCGTCCGTCCCCCCATATATGAATATATATATATAAAAATTATGTGTCTTTCACGCGCAAGGGACACTTTGGACACTTTCTGTCACCATTTGTCCAGAACGTCCCTTGCGCGCGCGCGCGAGCAATTTCCAGATATGGGCAATTTTGCCGCCCATGCCGATTATCCCTCATCCTCGCGTCCATCCTTGATGATTTTTGTCACCTCGCGCCGCCGTTCACGCTCGCCCTCGGCCTGCTCGGCAAACATGATATGCACTTGCGGGTTGACCTCCGCGCGCAATTTGCCGTTCCGCGCCTCGAATTGTTCAACCCAACCGTGGGCCTGTAGCTGCTGGCAAATCGGCTCGACCTCCTCTTTCGTGAACCGCCGCATGATCGTGCTGCCGCGCTGGAACGTGCGATAGGTAATCTGCTCGACCTTGTGCGCCAGGATATAACCGGCAATGTCCCGAATCACTTCATCGTCCTGCGCCAGGCCGACAACGTCACGATAGAACGCGAGCGCGTGCGGCATGATGAACCTGTGCAGGAAGTCCGCCACGCGGCGCGCGGTGTCGCCTGTGATCGTCGATGGCAGGTTCGGGCGGTTGGCGTTCTCAATGCAATGCCAGATGATGCACAGGCGCGGGAATAGCCCGTCATATTTCCCGATATGGGTGGACAGCTTCTTGTTGAGGCTTTCCATCGCCATGACCATGCCGTGATGCTTGCGCTCAAGATCGGCGCGGATGGCCATCGCGTCATCGTCAAACAGAAGGGGTATTTCGCCCAGAAAGCTATCGGGCGGCGTCATGTCCTTTAGCCGCTCGATAAGCGCATCATATTCAAATGCGACGTTCGGCAATTCCTCGTCAATGCCGATATGGGCCGGGCGCAGGACCACCGGGAAAAACCGCTGGATAAGCCCGTCATCGGTGGCGCCAGCCATGACGCGGCGGATAGCGTCGGGCTGGATGCCGCCGACAATCGAGACTGACAGGTTGTCGATCAGGATGCTTTTGCGGCTGATACGGTTGACCGCATAGGTGCCGCCGCCATAGGCTTGCAGCCAGAAAGAGCGATCTTTGGCGCCGCCCTTCCCGCCCGCGTATTTCTCGATGCCGCCGAACCACCCGGACAATTCATCCTGAATAGCGAGGATGCCGTGGGGGCTATGCGCGCAAACCTCCTGTGCCGCCTCCATTGTGGTATCCTCGATGCGCAGCCGCTCGGGCATCGGCATGTCGCCGGTTTCACCCCGGTCTTTCCAAGCGGCAATATCCCGGTTGTATTGGCGGAGCATGTCCGCGTCGATGGACTTGATCTTGCCCGTAGCCATCCGCATCATCGGGGACTTTTTCGTGGACGGCTCGCCGACCAGCATGACCCAAAGGCGGGCGCTTTCCTCCCATGCCTCATGCCGCTTGACCTTGACGCGGATGCTATCGCGGATGACGGCCCCGCACGCGGCAAGCGCGGCCATGGCAATCCCGGCAGGGTCGCAGCCGACCATGCGGCCCTGCGTCTGCGCATATTGCTCAATGATCGGCGGCAATAGCCCGGCGGGCAGTTTCGGCGGGGGCGGGCGGTTCCACAAGTCGTCCGGGGCATCGCCTTCGGGTTGCTGCGCCGGTTCTGGTTCGGGCGTTGTCGGCGCGATAACCGGCGGCCCGTTGAAGACGTCCGCCACGGCTTCAAGCGCGCTATCATGGTGCAAGTCGTTGAAATCGTCGTGCGGCGCGGGCGGGACAAAGACGGATATGCCCAACTCAGCGGCAAAGCGGATTGTGGCATCAAGGCCCTTCCGGTCCGCCGCGATGCAAACAGGGAAGCCGACCGCGTGCAGCTCGCGCGCAATGTCTTGGATCCCGTGCAGGCTGAAAGCCACACAAACCCGGTCAAGTGTGGCCTCGTGGATGCTGGCGCCCGTAGCGAAGCCCTCACAGACAATCGTGCGGCCAAGCGCAATGCCGAAATTGAGGCGCCCGCCCTTCATGGTGCCGTGCGCCGGGTAGAACTTATCCCGCCCGTCCGCGTCCTTGTTCGGCGTGATCGCCTGCAAACACTGGATTTCGCCGTCCTTGTCATAGACGGGGATCAGGAGGGACTTACCCTCAATGCGCGCCATGTGCGGCTCGACGCCCTTACGGGCAAGATAGGGATGGTTCGCGGGCGCGGGTAAGGCGGCCTCCCACCGACGCTTGCAATCGGCCATGACGCGCTCGCGGGCCTCGCGTTCGGCGACATCGCGGGCGGCGCGCTTGGCGGTTATTTCCGCGCGGGCCTTCACGTCCAACTTGAAGTCCTTGCCCACCACCCGCTCGATAGCTTCGTCGTGGCTTACGTTTTCGATGGCCATCACGAAGTCGATCACATCGCCGTGGGCACCGCACCCGAAGCAATGGTAATGATCGTCATAGACCTTGAAGCTGGGCGAACGCTCATTGTGGAACGGACAAAGACCCTCTAACGTGCCGCTCTTGCGCTTCAGCGGGACAACCTGCCCGATCACGTCGGCTATGCCTGCGCTGGCCTTGATCGCGCCCCAATCGTATCCGCCGCTCATTTTTGCGTCTCCTGGTTGCGCAGGATTTCCTGCAATTGGAACACACGCAGCGGCGGCAATTCCTCGCCCCACTGGCTTACAGCGCCTTCCGTTATGCCTAGCGCAAGGGCCAGAGCCTTCACGCTTCCGAACGCCTCAAGGGCCTCTTTTTTTGTCATGACGGTTGACTAATAGATTTAGCTGGCTAAAGTCAACCTCGCAGCGTTGATAGCCGGTCGCTGCCCGGCCAGCCCAATGAGGTGACTATGAGCGTCTTATCGAGTATCGCGAAACCTGCGATCCGCCCCCCGATCATTACAATCTGCGGCGATGCCGGCACGGGCAAAACCAGCCTTGCCGCGACTTTTCCGAAGCCGGTATTCATCCGCGCCGAAGATGGCGTCCACCGCATCGACAAGACAATCGACGTGCCGGACGCCTTCCCCGTTCTGACCGACAGCGCAGAACTCTGGCCGCAATTGCTGGCGCTCCTGCAAGAGGATCACGATTACGGCACGCTTGTGGTCGATAGCGTTTCGGCGCTCGACCAGCTTTTTATCAAGCACGTCATGGATAAGGATGGCCGCGCGAAGTCGATCAATCAGGCGCTTGGTGGATACGGCGCGGGTGTCAATGCTGTCGCTGCGATGCACCATCGGCTGCGCAAGGCGTGCAGCCTCCTGAATGAGCGCAAGGGCATGGCCATCGTGTTTATCAGCCATGCCGATCTTGAAACGATGCGCCCGCCCGATCAGGACGACTACACGCGCTACAGCCTGCGCCTCATGCCGAAGTCGCTGCCGCCCTACGTCGATGACGTTGACCTCGTGGGTTTCATCCGGCTTGTGTCGGCACTGCGCGGCGAGGAAGGCGACCGCAAGAAAATTGTCAGCAATGGCGACCGCGAACTGGTATGCTACGCGACGGCGGCCAGCGTCAGCAAGAACGGCTTGGGCATTACCGAACCGCTCGATTTTGAACCGGGCGGCAATCCGCTGCTGGCTTATTACAAAGCGAAGGCCAAGCGCAAGGCGACTGCCAAGGCGGCACCGGAACCCGAAACATCAACCGAAACAGAGGACGCATAACCATGGGATTTTGGGATACATCGGACGGCGAGAATGCCGTCAGCGACAAGACCGAATACGAAGTTGGGGGTAATGTCGACCCGATCCCCGACGATAGCACGGTGCTTGCTTTTATCAGCGAAGCCAAGTGGCGCGATCTGGAAGATACCGGCGAACGCTATCTTGAACTGAAGTGGACAATCGAGCAGCCGGAAGAATACGCTCGGCGGAACGTATTCCACAAGCTCTGGGTGCTGGACCTCGACCCGAAGGCCAAGGATGAAACCAAGGCGCTTGCCAAGCGCGACAAGGCCCGCCGGATGCTGGCCGCGATTGACGCGAACTGCGGCGGAAAGCTAGGCCGCAAGGACGGCATCCCGACCGAGGACGATATGGTTATTGCGTTCAGCGGCAAGACCATGACGATCAAGGTCAAGGTCTGGGAAATGAACGGCGGCAGCGGCAATTGGGTTGCGGCGGTCGGCCCCAAGTCCAAGCCGCTTATCGTCGGCAAGGGTGCGCCGCCGAAGGCCACCGGCACCGCGAAGGATGCCGTTGGCGACGATGAAATACCATTCTGATTAGTCACCGCCGCCCGCGTTAGTCGTGATATTCGGCACGGCAAGCGGGATTCGAGCGCGGCCCGGCGCGTGGCAAAACCGGGAACTTTTCTAAAGGATATGCAATGACGGAACCCGAACAACGCTCGCCGGAATGGTTTGTAGCGAGGCAAGGCCGCGTGACCGGCAGCGTCGTCGGCGCGATCCTGGGCCTATCGCCCTACATGACGCGCGGCGATGTCATGCGCCGGATGGTCCGCGATGCGATGGGCGCAGAGCCTGAGTTTGTCGGCAACGTGGCCACGAATTACGGCACGCATTACGAGGACGGCGCGATTGTCGAATGGCAGATGGAGACGGGCCTGAAGTGGAAGCCCGCCTATTTCATCAAACACGAGGACTGGCTAGGCGCGTCCCCGGACGGCTGGACAAGCGACGGCGGGCTACTTGAAGTCAAGTGCCCGTTCGGCTTGCGGGATAAGGCCGAATGCGATTTGACGTTCAAGACCGCCGCCGATCAGCCGCACTATTTGGCCCAGATGCAGGTGCAAATGTATGTTGCGCGTGCGAAGCATTGTCACTTTTACCAATGGGCGCCGAACGGCACGGTGAACGAGATTGTGCCTTTCGATCAGTCATGGATTGACGAAAACCTGCCTCGGCTGCGGCAATTCCATGCGGAATATCTTTTCGAACTGGAAACCAACGCGGCAGAGCACCTAAGCCCGAAGCGGGTGACGGTTGACACGCCGGACGCGCACCGGATGGTTGCCGAATGGGACCAGTTGAACGAGGCGCTTGAGCGCGCCGCCGAACGCAAGAAAGACTTGCTGGCCGATATGGTCAAGCTGGCAGGCGGCGCGAATGCTGACTTCGCCGGGCGCAAGTTGACACTGACCGAGCGCGCCGGGTCGGTGTCCTACGCCAAGGCAATCAAGGTGCTTTGCCCCGATGCCGATCTCGAACCATGGCGAGGCAAGCCAACCGAATATTGGGGACTAAGGTGATGGCTGAACCTATCTGCATCGAATGCGGCGCGGTATCGCGGCTTGTAGATGGCAAGCGGATTTATCCGCACCGCGCGGATTTGCACGCCAAGTCGTTTTATCTATGCGCTTGCGGGGCCTATGTCGGTTGCCACAAGGGCACAAATTCGCCTCTTGGAACGCCGTGCGGGCCTGAAACGCGGAGAGCGAGAATGGACGCCCATGCCGACTTCGATCAATTATGGAAAGGTGACCACGCCATCATGACGCGCAGCGACGCATATAAATGGCTTGCGGACGAAATGGGCATATCGAGAAGTCGTTGCCATATCGGGTGTATGACAAAAGATGAAGCCGTTC